CAATAGATGAATCTTTGTTGGATCAGGCTAAAGATTGGACTATACGACATTGGTTGGCGTATATGATAACTTTTCCTATTTCAACAATGGAAGAAGCTATTGAAGGAATGGATTTATCAACTTCTCCTGGTTACCCTTATAACAAGCAATTCGTGAGCAAACAAGCTTATCTTGATGAACTTGGAACTGAAGAAATACAAAAATTCATTAACAACTTTTCTAATGCGAATTCTCCTCGATTTTTCTGGCAATCCAGTTTGAAAGAGGAGATAAGGACCATTGAGAAGTTACGTGAAGGAAAGATTCGACAGTTTTCTGGTAGTCCAATTACAGCCACTGTGCTAGGTAGGATTTTATTTCGTAAGCAGAATGAGGATTTTTACAAATCATTTGTGAAAACTTTTTCTGCTGTAGGAGTATCCATATCTGGTGGTGGTTGGAACAGATTACATTCAAAATTGGCAAAATTTGAACATGGGTGGAATTTAGATTATAAAGAATATGATTCTAGTCTTCCAGCACAGATCCTGTTTGCTGTTAGAGACATAAGATTAAGATATATGAAGATGAACCTCACAAATGAAGAATACGTTTGGGCGGAAGATTTAGTGAATAAATACTATGACGAGATTGTTGAAGGTGTGTACGCATTACCCAATGGTGACTTTGTTCAAAAGTTTCTTGGGAATCCTTCAGGCGGCATTAATACTGTCGTTGACAATACCCTTGGATTATTTATTATACTAGTTTGTACGTTCCTTACTGCTTTTCCAAAAGCTACTTATACTGAATTTTTGGAACAAGTTTCAGCAGTTTTGTATGGTGATGATAATACTTTGACGGTATCTGCGGGTATCCAAAGTGTTTTCAACGCTACCAAAATTATGGAATTTTCCAAAACAATTGGTATGACAGTCAAAGAAGAAGACCTACAAATAAAACCCTTATCTGAATTGCATTTCTTGTCTTTTGGTTTCAGAAATTTTGGTAAATGGGTAATACCCATATACACGAAACCTGATAAATTGAAGGCAAGTCTTGCTTTTGCAGATGCTAGAACTGGTGTGGTTAACAAACTACAAAAGGCATTGGCAATAAGAGAATTGTTAGTAGGACACCCTACTTATTTTGAAACTGTGACAGAATATATTAGATTTTTAAATGACAAGTATCATGCAGATCCTGATTTCACTAGGATGATGCGAAACTTTAGATCGGAG